ACATAAGCCGCATCCCGGCAAGCTCTTTGCGTTTTACATTATATTGTTTTTGTCTAGCCAGCACTTTTGGGTTTGGTTTAGGTGCTTGTTTTTGTCCCGTGCCAGCGACCGCTGGGCCTTGTGGGGCTTGCTGCGCAGGTTGTGCAGCTGGTTGTGCAGCCTGTTGTTTTAATTGTGTAAAGCGATCTATCATTGGGTTAATTTGGCTAAGCGCTTTATTTAGTGCGCCCCGCATCTCTGGTTGTGTATTAACAAATTGTTCCATAGTTCTTTTTGCAGTGAAAAAGTCTTTTCCTTGAAGCCCTTGAATAACAGCCTTTTGTCCGCCGCCGGTAGCCCCACCTGGTAGCTCACTCACAATTGTATTTATCATTGTAGTAACCATTTGTTGGTTTAAGCGTTTCATTTCCTGCTCAGGCGTTTCTGCAGCCTCTAGTATGATTTCATCAAGTACAGCGACCTCGTCAAACATGCCTTTTTGATCCAGCATATTGGCTATTTTGATAAGTCTCTCCAATATATTCATCGACTCTCTCCTTTTATTCAACGCCCCAACCTGGCTGCAAGCGCATTTTCCTTATCTCATCAGATGGTTCTTTATACGATGGTTGAATCACTATTACATCATATCTTACCGACGCAGTTCCTCTACCACGAATAGCGGCAACTAGAAGTAAAGAATTGGATCTTCTAATTTCTGCTATCTCTCCACTGCGAAGTTTAAACCTGTGTTCAGGTTTAGCACTTGCAAATTCCTGGGCTATACTTTGGTTCAATTCTGCATTCATTATCCCGGCCATCTCCGGGTGAATCTCTCTATAGTATTTGCGTGCAGAAGTACTAATGCCTATTCCAGATTGCGTTTGTTCAATGCCAGCATTTTTATGTCTACATGACAGAGACGCTTTCTTTTTGTTACCAAGCCTTACTACGTTTTTCTTATCTCCATTCCATATATGTATTTCTTCAGTAACCCAAGAACCACTAGGGACATCTCGATCATATGTTTTCCTAGGTGGAGGCATATAAGACAGAGTTACGTGAGGCTTATAGCCAGAAAAATGATCATCGATATGCATCTCTACCTTTCCGATAGCTTCTTTTAAGGCTTTATGAAACTCATGCAACTCTGGAGATATGATTTTAAGCTTTGCTATTTTACAATCATCAGAGTGTTTTGATGCCGGGAAATAAGTTACCTTCTCATCCAACTTCATTACAAAAGGCTCATGCAATTCTGCTACCTCTTTAATGGTTTTAAGCAGTAAGCTTTCATCTTTCTTTAAAACTTCACCTATAAATAGCGCAGTCACATGCGGCGGAGAATCATCATGCTTCCCTAACAAAGGAAACTGTTTTGCCAAATCATCCGGCAAAGTGATAAAAACTCCGGCTTTAGGCTTATCTTTAGAAGCCTCTTTGTGCCTGCGCGATATTAGTTTCATAGTCCCTTGATAATTTCATCGATAGCATTGGCTTCATCATATAAGCCCTTACCGTCTAGTTTATTAGCCATTTTGATCAGCTTGGATTTCATTTCTGCCTTGCGTCTTTCCATCCAATTTCTCCAATCATCTTCTTCCTCATATGTTTCGCCAGCTTCTTCAAATTCGCCGCGTGGGCCTTCTGGTAAAAACATTTCTTGGTCTTCTGGTGGGTTAGTTACACCCTTCTCTTTTTGTTCAAGCCAATCGGCATCTATTCCTTTTGCTGGCCACTCAAGCTTATCATGTTCTTCTACAGATACTCCGCCATGGCGCTCGTCCCACTCTTCTTCGCCAACCTGCCTGTATCCTTCTTCGATCTCTTTTGGATCCATAGGAGTTTCTGTACGAGGCTTGGTTTTCATTGTTAATGCCTCATGAAGGTCCCTAGCCTGTTCTTGCTCTGGCGGCCCCTCTTCAAATTCTGGAGGCACAACATGACCTTCTTCCTCATCCATTTCTCTGATCATTTTCTTTAGTTTCTCGGCCGCTTCGGGCGGGATCTCAGCAGCAGTTTTCTTAAACCCATATGTTCCTATTGTTGTAGTACTCATAGTAAACCCCTATTATATTCTTCCCTTTTTCCTTTCCTCTTTTTTCTTCTCTTTAGTGCCGTCGCGATTAATTATTTCTTTTCGTTTGGCATCCGTTAGGTTATTAAACCATATATCCCCGATAGTTTCACTTACACGCTCTTCAGAATAATCAGGGCTGCCTTCCTCTATTTCTTTTACCATTTTATCCCACCACTTTTTGGGTGGTCTTGGTTTTATTTTTTTTTTGCCTCTTTGGCCATTTGGTCAAACTTGTCAGCCAAAACTGTTTCGCCAACTTGGTCAAAATGATCAGCCAAAGCAACCATGTCTTCTAGTTTAATGCCCATACGCTGAGCCATAGCTTCCATAACTCTTTCAATTTCACGTGCCTCGTCAAACATACTCTTTTTGTCAAGCACATATGCTAATTTGTATAGTTTAGCTACTGCATTCATCATTGTTACTCTCCTCTTCGTCATCTAAAACCGCAAGATCTTTTTCGATATTTTCCCTAACCTCATTAAGCTCTTTGAGTCTTTCTGGCGAGGTCTTGTCATCTTCTAATCTATTAGTAACCTCTTTTAAGTCATCTAACAGCTTGTCTCGGCTTTTTTCAGCATAAGCGGCTAACTCTTGTATAACTGTATCGAGTTCTGTAGCCAACCCGTGTTCTCCAAGGGAATCTAATTTGTTGGCAATTTTAACTAATGTAATAAGCATGATATCTCCTAGTCTTACATAATATCGCGTTTCTTTTGATTGAAAACTCTCTGTCCAGTGTTCATAACTGTTCTAGAGTGTTCCATCAAACTAAATCCTGGCTCCCAGAACATTTCTATAGCAGCTTCAGATACAAATATTTCATGTTTGCCATCAAGCGTCTTAAATGTCAGGACTCCACTATCTTCGTCATATTCAGTAAAAATAGCACGCACGAGCGTTCCATTGATAGTATTAGAGTCGGCATAAGTAATCCACTCCCTATCCAATCCAGAATAGAACTCGACTTCCTTGTTTTTAAACCGTTTTTCGAAGAATTTGCCAAGTTTAGCCATTTTTAATCCTGTTTATAATCAAATTTATATTCAATTTTGAGCCCGCAGGTCTCAATTTAGTTATTTTTATTAGCAGATTTTGTCCATCATCTATTAACCATATGTCGTGTACTAAGTTTTTTCCCAAAAAGAGGTATAACCTCGGCCAAACCATCTTCTTCAGATTTTTCTTTGTCCACTATAATTTGTGTCATTTTGTTGTGTAGATCTTGATCCATTAGAAACGATTGTAGCTGTTCTAGAGTTTCTTGCTGACTTCCTCCGGTAAACGAAAAAACCTTTATATATTGGGAAAGAGCGCCTGTAGCATATTGGAGGTTTGCCACAGCACCATATCTTGGACCTGCTGTGCCGTCAGAATATATAAAATAATTCCACAGTAGCGAAACGCCCTCTGAAATGTCAAGTTGTCCAGATGACGTTCTTTCATCTCTTTGTGGAAATGCTCCAGGCAAATTGCCTAGTTCTTCATTAATGTCGGACACACTGGGTAATGATATTATATCAGTATCTTCGGCTCGTTTTGATATTACATGCTGACTAGCCTCTTTAACCAAAGATACAACCGGCTCATTATATTCTTTGCGTTTTTCATCGTATATGTTTTGCGCGTCGAACGTTTGTACGAATTGCTTTGCATCATCAGCAGTAGGGGCAGCGCCCTGTGTTGCCATTTGTGTCTGCCATGTTTGTAGGTCTTTATTAATTTGACCTATCCACCTGCCTGGTCTACGACCAAACATGTTTTGTAAATCCATACCACTGATCAAAGGGGTTAGTGTTTCTGGTGGAACTTTCTGAAATTGCCCTACAAGATGGTCATATCCTTCTCTAGGGAATGTTGGGAGCCACCCACCCTTGTGTGCAGCGGCGTCAGCAAGTGCAACCTGCATTGCCCTACGCCAATCTCCCTCAAAATCTTTAGTAATCTCTAAAATTTTTCGTATAGTTTTGGCCTTTATGTTTGCAGCTTTTTCTGGATCTAAGTCTACACGTCGTGCAGAGTCAATAAGACTTTGTACTCGTTTAATATCCTTACTTTTGGTACCCTTAAGCTTACCCAATATATGCTGTGCAGCCTCTATGCTAGAATTTTCGTGTCCATGAAACGTATTAATAATCTGGTCGCCCTGTTCTTTAGCACCCTGTATGTTTGGATCTAGTTTCCCAACATCATGTAACAGCGTAGCCCAATTTAAAATATATCGATCTGCCTTATCTAGGTCTTCACCTTCTGTGATCTGATATATATTATCTAGGGCCTCCATAAGATGTCCCCAAACATGAAACTCATGATGTGGATTATTTTGGTCAAGTTCCCATTCTGAATATTGATCTGGAAGCTGTAAGATCTCAGAACGATATCCCCAGTCTTTAATAAGCTCTAGAGCTTCACGAGGACTTCTCTTCTCCTGAAAAATCTTTTTAAGCTCATCCTGTCTGCGTTCGAATGTTATTTTTGTTCTAAACGCCTCTTGAACTTCTGGATCTTTAGCTGCAGTAGGTATCTCTGGGTCAATCTTGAATTCAGGATATCTATTTGCGAACCTAACTGCTCGCATTACCCTGAGAGGGTCATCTAAATAGATTTGCTTCGCATCTATAGGTCGACCTACCTCTTGTTCTTGTTCTTCACTAATGGTTTGCGGAGTGCGCAAAACTTTATCTTCGATATCCGTCAAGCCTTGTCCTGTAAAGTCTTCTACTTCTTTTGTATGTATATTATAGAACAATGCGTTAATTGTAAGATCTCGCCTGAAAGCATCTTTCATTGGCGAATCTGTAATTGTTACGACTGGTTTTCTTGATTCCTCGTCATATTCTTCGTCCCGCAAGTTCACAACATCGATTGATTCGCCAAACATGTGAATAACTGCAGTTTCTAGGTGTTTGCCTTGCTCTGGTTTTGCTGGAATTACTCCGGCTGTTGCCTCAATACCCATAGATCTTGCGTATTGGCCGACATACTCGGCAAATTGCTTGCCCATCATGTTGTCTATAGCAATGTCTATATCCTTAGATTGCAGGCCCATAAGCTTGTCGCGCACCCATCCACCGGCAACACGCACATTTGTGCCTAGCCTAAAGTGTTTTATAGTGTCTTCTAAAACCTGAAACACCTTCTCTTCCTCAGGCGTTGTTTGTATTTTTGGGCTCTCGCCCGCACGCTTACTAAACAGCTTTTTTGCATTTCTATCTCGTAACGATATTGGATTTTCTATATCCTTCTTAAGCCACTCTGGTTGTTCTAGTTCAACCTTGTTCGGGTCTTTGATGTTTCTGGCATTACCAGCACTTTCCTCCAAATCAGGATAGTCTTTTTGTAATCCTAAATCAAAAAACGTGTCTGGGTTGGTATCAATAAGTTGTATGATTGCGCCACGCCCTAACTCTGGGAACTTATGATGGAGGTGATAATAGAAAAATGCTCGCGCATCCTGCAAGGATAGCGCTTCGGCAGCTTTTTCTACCAAATCTTGGAATGAATCTTCTTCGCGTTCGTGATACAGGAAGATAAAGAAAAACTTTGCATTGTCCTCTATCATATTTTCTAAAGCAAGTGCTTCTAATTTTGGATATTCCCTATGTAGCCCGCGATAGAAAAACTTTTCTGGATCTTCTTCTGCCATCTTTTTTGTAGCGGCTTCTTCAAGATCGTGTAATTCAAACTTAGGTATATCTTCGCGCCATCTGAATATTGGAGATTTTTCAAACCAGTCTCCGCGCATGTCTTCTTTTCCAAACCCCATATCCAGTATGAGTTCATCTTCTCCGTCAGCTATGCCTTCGTCCTCATCATACGATGCATCAATATCAAATGCTGCGCCAAACTCTTTGACCAAGTCGTCAGGAGGGTCTGACATCACCAAATCGCCATACATGTTCTCGATTTGTTTCTCTAATGTTTCCTCTTGTGCTATTTTTGAAATAGAGGCAACGCGTTGATTTGTCGCATTCAGCACGCTAGATACTGCGCTTTCATCATATGTGGCGCTCACAACACCAATATGAACACAATTATTTCCTTGTTCCACAAAAGGCTTGCGGAATTTAACCGGCAAATCCTTGTGGTCAGAAACAGCTTTTACAATTGAAGATATATCATATAAATCTGCGCCACTAATGTCTAGGCAATTGCCTTTAAAGTGACCAAATTTCTTTTTAGATGAATTTGGAGTAAGTGGTGGGCCCACTATATATCCGTGGTGTCTCCTTAGAAGTCTAGACACTTGTCGCCACACTCTGGGGTCAGTTTGTAGGTGTGAAGGTACTGGTGAACCAGTTGCTTTTTTCCAATAATTATTAAGAATGCGCTTTTGGTCTTCGGGTGTTCTGAACCCTGATGTCATAACTGCGCCACGAGGCAGAAACGGCTGAAGCGTTCTCCATGCATCAAACAATAAACTATTTAGTTTAACCTTTGGTCTTATGCGATATGACTTTTTAATCTTTTGATCAACCTCTACTCCATCAGGAATCGCTCTTCCGGACAGTGTTTTTAAGTTCTTTTCTACCCACTGTGCATCCTCAGGTGTTAGCTCTGCTCTTTTTGAAATAGGAGACGATAGCGCCTCTTGTTTTGTAATTGGCTGGTTATATGCAAGCCTGTTCTCTTGTTCTAAGTATTTATACAGAACAGGAACATATTGGCTCATATCCGGAACACCAGCGGCTCGACTAAGTTCCACATGAACGGCAGATTGTGGTTCTGGCTCTAGGAATGGATCACGGCGCAGCTGTATATGTTGAGGGAATGATTGGACAACAAAGTTTATTGCCCCCACTATCTTGTTTAACGATGCCCCAGTGACATCAAATGCTGCGTCTTGTGCATGATATGATGAGCCTGGAACAGCAACGGCAAATTCTTTATATCCTTCAATATCTTTTGCCATCGTTCGCATAATATTATTCATCTTGACAAATCTGGCATAATCACGTTGGGTAAATGGTACCTCTTTTTCTATCTTACTTTCTATACGATTTACAAATCTATCGTATTCCGGATGCTCTTTTGCAAAAAACCCTTGTCTTGGTTTCCATCCATTTGCCCAAGATCGCCATTTCTGAACAAAGAATTTAGCCTGTTCAAAATCATCTCTAAAGGCACTAGTTATCATAGAACCAGGTGGCAAAAACGGAGCAATTGTTCTCCAAGCATTTTGAACACTGGGATCTTGAAATACAACTGCACTTTTAGCATTGTTAACATTAAGATTGGTATCTACCATCTTTACCATGTTTTGCAAATCATTAGGATCCGATTGGATTGGCTGCTTTATCGAATCAAAATCTTCTTCAGACCCTGGTATATAGGGCATAGGCTCTGTTGTTTGTCCAGTTGCACGACTACTTATAGCCGCCTTCTTTTCTTTCTTATCATCTTTCTTATCTTTGCCCTCATGTTTTTCTACAAGCTCTGGGTCAAGATACTGGTTTTTTAAAGTAGACGCCTCGTGTCCAACTATGTCGGCAACGGTTTCTAGTGCCTCTTTCCAATCTTTCTTTTTAAGCATGTCTTTCATTAAACGATTTGCATGGAATCCGCGCAAATCTTTTGCACTAATCCCAAATTCTTTTAGATAACGATTAACAGCACGATCCCATATCTTATTTCCATCAATTTCAAATATAAAGTCGTTTGCTTTTTTACCTTTCATTAGGTCTCTAATTACTTTGATTACCTTGTTATTTTTCAAAACAACATTCTGTTCTATTGCGCCTTTTCCAGGAAAATCAAAAGTCATATTGCCCGTTCCACCTTTAACGTGTTTAACCTTTAAAGTGGTTGCACCAAATGTGCCTTCCTTTGCGGAGTCTTCATTTCCAATACGCATAGCGGTATCGTCCATTATACCAACAATGGCTGCAATTGCTCTAGTTTTATCATCTTCGGCAGTAAGATCTGATTGGTACTTGCTTCTAACCTTTTGGAGGTTCTTTTCAAGACTCTTCATCTTGTCTTTCTTTTCCTTCCAACGCTTTTCTACGTGCTTCTCGTCATACACCCACACGTATCCCTTGTCGGTCTTTTTCTTCTCTTTATATGCCGGTTTGTCAGATTTTACTTTTGCTCGTTTGCTAATCGGATGATCCATATGAAATTCCGCCATTTTAATTATCGAAGCGTCTAGTTGTGCTACGACATGTTTTGTTATCAATGCTGTTAAGTGGTTATTCTCTTTATTCGTAATTTTTCCGTCTTGTTTTAGTTTGTGTATTGACTTCATAAGGCTCGGCAAATTGTTAGTCATATCTACCTCTTCCGCCCTGTCTCCCAGCATTTTTTTAATTACCGGGGCAACAACAGATAAGTCCACTGTGTTCTTTCGCTTCTGTCTTTTTGACATCTTCTTGCCGACTATAGCTTCAATTCTTTCTTTTGCTTTTGCTGCCAATTCGTTCATATCTCCATTATATATTACATTCTCGGGGCCTGACGGTTTAAAACCTAACTCCTCAGGAACCTTGTTATATATCCAATTTGCCTTTTTCCTATTTGATATGCCTGCCATATCCACAACAGTCTCTTCATTTAACATTTTGATTTCTTTTATGTCATTTTGCGCGGCAAATTCTGCAAGCTTTCCTATTAACACATATGGATAAACTCTAACATGTTTATTTGCAAACCCCACAAACTTTGAAAAGCTATCAATTCCGTATTTGTCAACGAAATCTTTTTTTCTGTAACTTTCCGTCCTGTTACCATCCTTATCTTTTGCGCCAACCAGTGCGTGAAGAACAGGTGGTAGGTCGGACTGAATTTCTTCCAAATATACTGAATCTTGACTTGGAAATGAAATTAGCGCAAAACTTTTAGTGTGTCCCGGAAGTCCAACATTGTGAACCTCGCCAGATGTTGCCTCATGAAATAAATTATTCAATATATCACTTTGCATTTCATTTTCTTCACCCATCATAGCCGTATTAAGTGCAAAATCATATCTTGTAAGATCTTCAGTTCCAAGCGGTCTCTGCTCTGACTGAAACGGAGACTCTGTTATAGATACAAAATTATCCTTGGTAACATCTTGGTTAATTTTGTATATGTTTCCAAGTTCTTCATCCATATATATAGTCGGGTCCTGCAAAATTTCTTCTGTTACCTCACGAAGTTCTGGCACTCTTGAAATATTGCGCGACAAATATCTTTTAGTCCCTATATATTCTGCATACATTTTTCCGATTCTTACCAATATATCAACAGGTATCTTTTTATAAACCGCACGGTCATCAAAAATTATATCTATAGAATTAGCAACTCCAGAGTTAAGTCCCGATTCCTCACACAAAGTGGCAAGTTTTTCTGCCATTGCTGTTAATACATCTGAAGACTCAACGCTTTTAAAAACCCTATCCTCGAAAAAATCAACCGGATTTATATCAAATACTTCATCACTATTGATAACCGAGTCAGTTATATTTTTAACTTCCTTAAGTTTAGAAAAGTCATTTCTTAAATATTGTCCGATTCCGTAGTATTTAGCAAACCTGTGCGCGATTTCCCCTAATATTTCGCTAGGGATATATTCATATATTTTACTATTTACAATAGATCCTATAGCATCAAGAAAATCATAGTGCTCGCTTGTTGTCGATGCAAACGCACGTGCTTTTGATACCGTAATATCCATTGGAGCTACGCTAAAATAGTCATGCTGGAAAAAATCTGTTGGATCAACATCTTCAAATAGGCGTTGCACTGATGCTGTGATTTCAGTAGGAAGTTTTTCGTGTAATCTTAAATAATAATATTTTTTGACTCCGAACTGCTTTATAAGTGCTGTCACCAGGCTTTGATTAAACTCGTTTTCTTTTACAATTGTAAAAAGATCCCATGCAAAATACTTGGTAGGGTCATTTTCTCCAAACAGTTTAAGTGCCTTTAAAAATATATTGTAATCTACGCCTTTCTCATCACGCAGTTGTTCACCAAACCTAGCAATTTGATCTGGCATTTCCTCAGGAGACCACATATCATTAACTAATTTTCCATAAATAGCCCTTTGTGTAAAATGGTCAGGGGCAATCTCCTGAAGGTTCATATGAAAAAATTTATGCGGGTCGCTGTTTGCTAAGTTACGCGCCTGTCTCATTTTTGCGGAATCAGTAATATCCGCTATACCAGGAATATCTAGTTTATCTAAACCAAATTCAAAAAACATATCAGGGTCTTGTTTAGCCATTGTTTCTGCAGCTAAAATAGTAAATTCTTGCGGAAAATATTTAATGAGCGAATCGCCATCTATCCTAATCTCGAAAAATGCCCCCGGAAGTTGCCGTGCTATGCTTTGTCCCGCTTCATCAGTTATATTTTTTGGAACTACATCATATAGCTTATAGTCAAAAAATTCAACAGGGTCGTTATATATCACTTTTCTTGCCATATCAACAGTTGTTTCTCGTGGCAAAGATTGGTACAACCCAAACTTAAAATACTCTAGTGACGATTTTAAGTGCGACATAAGCTGCTCTCTGGCTATTTGTGATGTTTCTTCTGGCATAAATGAAGCCGCGCCGCCTAAAAAATATTCCCTAGGATATCTATATGCTGCGCCCTCGGCTGCAGCTATGGCACTAGCGCGCTGGCCAGGGCCACCACGATATCCCTTAATTATCTCGGCATAATCAACCCATGGTGGAGTATATTGTACATAATATTTTCTAGCAGCTTCAAGCTGTGTTTCATATGATACTTGGTCTATGTTTTGAACCTTATATGAATTAAAGTAAAACTGCAAATTCTTTACCATAAGGCTTTTTGCCGCCGCCTCTGTAATTTCTTGTGGAGCAGTCTTCCACTGCTCTAGATAAAAAAACAAAAATGGATCTTTTTCTGCCTGTTCGATAGACAGCGCACCACGTTTGCTAAGCAAATGTCCAGATGTGCCCGGATCGCGTCCAGACAATGGATAATTAATCACCCTGCTACTTAGTTTTTTAGTCATCGCATTTGCCCAAGTTTAATTTTCTTAAACTAAAATTTCTTCTATTTCTTGTTCTCTGTCTTTAATACCAGATTTTTGTTTTAACCTATTGGTTAAATAAGCAATAAATCTTCTCATTCGCTGTGCCAAAAGTTTCTGGGAATAACTCATCGTTTCTCCCCAATCTTCACTCTCGCGGTATGTTAAACTTAATTTATCATACATTTGGCGCACAGCACTTATTGCTGCCCTTGCATGCTCGCCATTATTTCTAGACATAGCAATTTCAAATTCTCTTCCTAAGGTTGTTAACGCCCTACGTATACTATAATGATTGCCATAATCTACATAATAGTCTATTTTTGTAAATAAATCTTTCATAATTATACTAGCGGCGCGCCGCCCCCTGCCGGTGGTGCCCCACCTAGATCACCGCCACCTGGGCCTGCCGGTGGTGCTCCGCCGGCGCCGCCAAGATCACCGCCCATTGGGGGTGCTCCGCCCATTCCGCCCCCACCAGGCATTGGTGGCATGCCGCCGCCTGCCGGTGGTGCGCCGAGGCCAGGCATTCCGCCCATGCCGCCTGCGCCGGGTGGTGCTGCCCCTGGAACGCCAGCTTCTTCTGCACCAGGAGTTCCTGGTAATGGGGCTTCTGTGGGCTCTATGATGTCTTCATCGGGCTTAATTGCGCGCAATGCACCAAGTGTCATTCCTTGCATAATGGTCATTTCCTTGGTCACGATAGCCTGATGAATCATTTCTTCTTTGATTAGCCTTCGCTCTTCTTCGACATTTAAACCTAGACTGCGGAATAATGTAGTCTTGGATACAGTATTTTGTCCAACAAGGCCATTTAAAACATTGATATAGTTATCCATATCAAACAATATCATCCTATTCCACTCTACTTCTGGAATTATAAGCTTTTTATCACCATCTTTATATTCGTAAAATTCTTGTATTTCGCTGATTGGGGCAAAAATCTTCTTGGTAAGCCACTGAGCCATCATGTTTCTAAATGACTCATAGCGTTGTTTTAATACCTCAAGACCAACTGTTGCGCTATTAAATGACGCGCCTTCCTGTGTTACAACAGCCTTTGGCACCAAAAGACCAAATAGCACGTTGTCTAAAATAAAAGTCATATCTGGGCCGATATCAATGATTGAGCCAGATGCGCCAACGCGTTCAACAGCTATTCCTGCATGACTGATAATTTTAAAATCTTTGTCATACTGAGCAGCCTCAAAAGTTTGTCTCCATTTTTCTAGGTCATCGCCAGTGGGATGGTACTCGCCCTCGGCAGTTCCGCCAACCTTTACAAGTGTAATCGGATTGACCAAGTTGTCAGCCTGAGCGAACTTAGACTCACGTAATTTGTCATATAGCATTAGGTCTTTATATATACTTACTATTGGAGAGGTTCCATGAATGTCATATGGAGAAGACAACATTTTCAAATGGCTTACATGAAAGTTATCCAAAGGAATATTGTTTCCTTTTTTGACATGATACAAAATCTCTTCATCTATTTGTTTGCGAAGCTGTACATCGGCCGGACTACTACTATGAACCAATCGTTGTAATGCAGCATCTGGTCGCATAGACACAACAGGATCTCCACCTAAGACTGAAGTCTTAACGTGAATATAGTCTGGGTTCTGAATTATAATATTCTTCCACGTACCCTTGTTTTCATCTAACTCAGCATATGGGAAAACTTCCCCCATCTTCCAAAATTCAAGAGCAACGGTTTGTAAAACGTTTATCAGGTCAATCTCTTCTGCCATATCATTAAAAAATTGTTCAACCTTGCGGTCTTTACACTTAATGTTGATTTTGCTTATCGGATATGTAGAATGCAAATTAATACAGTTATGAACCAATGGGTGTGTGTCATAAAAGTTTCTATTCCATGCGTTCATCGTTATGCGGTCGCGAGGAAGCTGAAGGTTGGCAATTTGGAATAGAGGTGAATATACTTCTGGTGCCTGGCGCACAGTACTGCCTGTAGCACCCATTCGGCTACCATCTGAAATCGAAATTCCTGCCGTTTTGTTTAGCCCGTATGATTCTCGTATCTCTTGTGAACGTTTGTATGAGTTGCTATACACAACGACCGGTGTAGGACCAGCTTCTCCGCCATGAGCAGTTGTTCCTCTAATAAGTTCCTCTGCGCGATGGTCAGATATACCCTCAGGTATAGCCTGATCCGCAGTAGGCACTCCACGTTTAAGCATGTGGTCTGAGGAGTTAGATGCCCCTGATGTAGTCACTGGCGCTGGTCTTGCTCCAAACCGGCCAGTTTTTACTGTTGCCACCTTGCTAAATGTTTCTGGTTTCCATGTTCCTCTTTTGATACCCATTGTTTTACCTCTTTATACTCCTGGCAGATATGCCAATATAGGGCCTTTACTCCCAGCATTAAGCTGGTGGGATTTAATTTTAAACCCCTGGGTTAAATAAAACTTATATGCTAAATGTGCATACATAAGCGACATAAGTCCGTCATTTGGCCCCGACCCCTTAACATATCTGGTTATAACTCTTCCTTGAAATGTTCTTATTTCCTTTTCCATTGAACAACAATGCTCGATTAGCCATTGAATTTGTTCATAACTCTGCCATGGGAAAAGCACTTTGCTTTTTCTCATCTGGCTAAAAAGCTCTTCTAATACTACGTGAGGATTACAAATAAGTCTTAAATCCTCAGGGTCATATTTAACAGGATTTACCAAGCTTCCACTGCTTAAGCATCCTATAATTCTTCCGCCATATTCTCTTTGTAATTCTGGCACAATATCTTGGCCATAACCAAGATCAGCTACAGCCACCCTGATGTTGAATCGCCTAAACATCTCGTTTATTACATCTTTCTTGTGTTGAAAATCATTTCGTTTTAATTTAAATGCGTTTTCAACCCGTGCCACGCCGGCCTTATCTACTGATACAACAACAACTGATGAGTATGATTTCCCGCCAGTTGAATTTAAATCATCATTTTTTCCACCCCAGTCGATACCCATAAAGGTTGGTGAGTGATACGGGGTAATAACTTTAAAATTAACATTTTTTGGGGCATTTGCCGCGCCAAATGAAATTTTCTTATTCACATCCCTGCAATGCTCATATATTTCTTCTTCTGACATTGGCAGATCTGAACCGCTATAGAACTCACCTAAAATTTCATTTTGCCAGATGCGCTCTGAGTTTGTAGGATGTATCCCAGGTTTTTCTTTTAATATTGTTTCCTTAACGAAATATGGAATAAGCAATTGATTAAAATGAAACCCGACATACAGGGGCTCTTCCCCGTTTGGCATTATTGGTTGTGAAGCAATCCACTTGCCCCTTTCAACTGCCTCTATCTTATCCTGTTGATGGTGGCATTCCGGACACTCTACGACATTTCCATATAGCCAAATGCTTTCCCAATCGTCATTGTTTGAAGCACCAGGGACATATAAAGGAAAAAGATGATTACATTCGGCACAACCCAAATGATATATTCTTTTGTCGGACGCTTCCCACATTTTATAAAAATTAGACCCACGCTGTAGCGGGGTTCCAAAATATAACTGGATGCCCTGGCCTTTTGGCCCATACCTGGCAGCAGTCAATGTTCTTTTACTGTTGCCTATATCGTCTTGGTTCATGCGCTGAACCTCATCATAAAATATTCCGTCTAAAGACATACCATGAAGTCGTTGCGCATCATTAGCATTAGAATCTACCCAAAGCTTGTTTTCGTGTTTAAACAGCTTCTCTGTAAGTGTATCGTCTGGAACATCTAATCTGCGCTTGCCAGTTTTAATATCTAAAGACAAAGACTGTTCCATCACATAATTGTCCGCAGACGTGCGCATCATGGTACTAAGTTTGTCTTTGGCAAACTTTTGCACCAATGCGAGCGCTGGGAAACAATGAAGGATTCTAATTGGGGGTTTTTCTGGAGATGAGCCGAATAGGCCACTGGTGCAGAAATAGATTTCTAACGCTGTTGCCATAGTTGTAGCGCCAACCTGTCGTCCTTTAACGCATACTACTGGCTTTCCATTAGGTTGAAGGCCAACGGTTGCTACATAGCGATAAATATCCGCCAAAAATTTCCATCCTGTCCCACCACCAAGTTGCAATGGCTTACCATCTATTGTAAGATAGTTTTCGGCAAACGATACGGGATCTATTTTAAGGACTTCCTTCTTTAGATCCTCAAACCATTTCTCCATAGTAGAATGTGACGTGCTTTGTGTCACCATTAGTTTGTTCCCTTTTTGAGATTTTCTTCTGCCCAAAGCGGTTGCAAATTGGTATAATGGCACGCAACAAGAAATTGATTTCTGGCCGTAAGGTCAAACCCAGATAATGGTTTAATATGGTCTATGTGCCAACCAAAAAGCCCATAATTATCCCATGTCATTAGCTCACCAGTTTTAGGATGAGAATAGAATAATTTTTCCAAATGCCTCTTAAATTCCTCAATTGAGCATCCCAAATCACAAATCGCCGAGCCAGTCTTTTGGTTGTTTTTTAACGCGGCATTTTGTCTGCTGCGCAAATTACAGGCTAATTTATAATTAATATTGGTTCTATATTTTTCTCTGTGCCATTTCGTATGCTGGACTGATCTTTTTCTTTGGTTTCTTGCACAATATTGTTTAAAATATTTTCTTATTTTATCTTGATTTTCGTCGTAATATTGTTTTTTATACTTAGCTATTTTTTTCTTATTTAATATAATATACTTTTTTCTACACTCGTTGCACTCAGAACGCAGTCCATCACTAACATTAGATCGCTTCCCAAAACTACTACGATCTTTTTCACTCTTGCACTTACTACATTTCTTCATTTTATTATTTGCTTCCGTCATATCTCATGTAATCGGCCATATCATCGTCGTGATCTTCTTTAGAGTCAATCCCGATTCTGCCGACATTTTCAGAACCCTTATCCGGCGCTTCTTCTTTATAGCGCATTTTGCGTTCCTCTAAATATTCTTTAAGTTCCTCATCAGAGAAACTCACATCTTTGCCCAATAGGTCGCGTAGGAAATGTATCAGTGTATGTATATTTTTGGTTCCACCGCTATGTTCACAATGGCTTTCAACCGCTTCATTTACTTTAGGATCATCTTTAATCATTTGAACAACTGAAGGCGCTTCTTCAGCATGTCGTATTGACAATGGCCTAAAATTAGTGCTTGCTTTCTTAACTGTGGTTCGTTTTTCTTCTTCTGTTGAACTTAAAATATCTAGGCCGACCTGTTCACGATAACTTTGTACAACACTTTCAACAGTCTCGGTTCTTTTATTGTTGATTGCTTCTAATACATCTTGGACACTCGATGGCTTATCATTGGCAAATGACTCTAAAAATTCATTAAACCAATCTCCGCCGCGTTCATCCCTGACGTATATATTGTTTCGAGATACTGTTGTCATGGTTGCCCCTTAGACTCTAATTTCTATTTTCCAAGTTTCTTCTTCATCAATGTTTTCAATTGCAGGACATGGTTCTGGCACTGGTGGCGTAATGTATAACCACTCTCGCGCCCACTCTTCAATTTCCTGATCAAGCTCTTCGTTAAACTCTTCATAGGCCACTATTTCTTTAATCATTTCTTTTAAATCTTCCGGAATAGTGATGTTGGTCATGTTAGCTCCAGATTATGCGTGATATTGCGTAAGCCAATCTACGCCATCTCCTGACGCCGGATCTGATGGCTCATTAAGTAGCCCACGATCTTTATATACAGGATATCCATAGTCAGAAACAAGCTGCTGTATAGCTAGCTCTTCACGAGGAGTGAAATTATACTTATTCTTCAGCTTCTCATATGTTTCTTCGATATGTCGCCCAGCTGATACCTTGGAATTAATCATTGTACCAACAACTGCACGCTCAAATGCGCTTACGTATACATTTAATACAGGAGTACTCGCCGTTTTATCCAATCCGTCATTTTTTCGGACCGCTTCGCCTTCACAACTCATGCATACAAGCTTGTCATTTGCTGTATCGTGCCACATAGGAGCTGACGAAGCACACTTTTCACAGTGTCCTTCCGATACCATTCGAACATCGAGAGCAGCCCTCTTAGTTCCTGTTAGCTTTTTGATTTGTTTGTCTAGTCTATCTACCATGTCATCAACCTGTTTGCGCAATGCGTCAATTTCACTCTCATCAACAACGCCCTCAAGGTCTGATCTCATAGCTTTACTAATTTCGGTGTCGATAGATTTCAAAAAAGCCTTGGCACGCTCACAACCTGGAACAGTTTCTCCAGTATGACGAGGTATCTTGGTTAGCTTATCCTTAACATGCCCGACAAACTGGCTGTGATCGCCATGGTCTTTCCATGTTTTAGGTTTTTCTTCTTCCGCTTCTTCCTCATGAAACTCACATCCTGGTGCGCCTGGCACGGTAATGCGTTCCATATGGTCTTTTTCTGGTTCTTCTACCAGAATAATTTCGGGTTTGTCGACCTCTTCTTCGTCTACAAGGATCTCTTCTAAATCCTCTAGAAGAAAGTCTACGGCCTCATCAACCATCATAGCATCATCATTCATGTCATAGAAATTGGGCATTTCCAAATCCTCCTAATTATCTGTTCACTTGTCTTGGACCAAACCACGCATCAGAGAGTTCCCACAGTAGACCCGTATCGGCCCTTTTGTCTTCGAACTTCTGCCTGTGTTCAGCTAAATACTTCTCAGTTTTATCAAAAGTATCTCTAAACTCTTCCTTAATCCGCTTAAGTTTGGCTAATAAGCCGTCGAGAATATCGGCCTTATCTTCCTCTCCAACTTTATCGTAAGTATCACCGAGTTTAATAAGATCATCAATCGTGGTGTATCCTAACATACTAAATAAGCCAAAAAATAAATTACGACTTTCATTGTTATCAGCATAAAAGCCTAATGGATATCCATAGAGTCCATCTAGACCAATGCCATGAAACGTTTGTGGGTACAATGGGCTTCCTTTTAACGAAGGAACCCTCTTTCCTGCCGCTGTATCACCAAAATCACAATCTACCTTTCCGTGTTCTTCCAATATTTTATCAGCATAAGGGCACTTTCTGCACTCCTTCTGATAAGCATATACCAACCTATTTGCTTTTGCAACGTCTTTAGCGCTATCTTTGTCATCAATAGGGGCTAGTCTTGCAACAGATCCGCCCAAATTCTCGCATGCTTCTGGAATAGGCAGTCCAAATGGGCACTCACGCACATTTTTACCGCGTATAGTTGCCTCTTTTACCACTATTTTTTCTTTTTTTGTCATTAGTGGCTCCCATAATCTAGATTTTTACGCCAAAATGCAGGGACACCATCACTGCACTTGTCCTCATGTATTTTCTTTAAATTAGTATAATATTTGTGGTCTTCTTTTTCCCTACCTTCTTCTAATTCTTCTGCCAAATGGTCTCTTGCTATTTCTCTGGCAATCTCTGGATCATCTGTATGTTCCATTTCTACCTTTTGCCCCATGTCTAATTGCTTTTTATTTACCTTGGCTTCTGGAACTTTGTCTCCCTTTCCGCCCTTCAGCTTGTTCTCGTCTTTGGCCCTCTTTGATATGTCATAATCTTCTGACCCACGCACACCAGCAACTGAATTTTCGGTTCCCTCATCTTTCCATTCTTTGCCAAAAAACTTTTCGAGCGTCGCCATTCCTTTTCCGGCTACATTTTGTACAGCTTTCCAAAAATCTCTTGCGTCTTGATTAGCGCCATCATCTGCCTGGGCTGCTTGCCCGGCCTCTTGCGTTTGTGTCTTCATTTCAGCCTGTTGTTTTACAACATTGGCTCGCATTTGTTCTAAAGATTGTACTTGTACCTCAATATCAGATACCAATTTATTAACAGCTTCCAATTGGGCTGGTAAATTTTGTATCATGGGTCCTAATTTGCCAAGCTCGCCCTTAAGGCTTTGTATGTTCTGGACAGTGTTTGTCCCAGACATGCCATCTTGTGCTCTTTTAGAAAGCGGTCTGTTCATTATAGGGCCCTCGCTAATTGTCTTCGTTGTATTAATATGTCTGAAATCGTTTTTGTAATTTGAACAAGAGGCAACAGTTTATATTCTATTAGCATCTCTACGCCTTGGTCATCATCTATTCTAACAATCTCATTCATCTTGTCTTGCACAAACTTAACAGGAAGGGTTTGTATCTTTTTGCGATGGTTCATCATAGCTGCCTTAAGGCCATCATCAATTTTAAACCCAAAACGTACAGCAAATTTAATTGCTCTCAAAATTCTTCGTGGGTCTACACCTATCGAAATCTCAGGGTCAATTGGGCACCTAATTAGTCCAGCCTGGATATCGCCAATTCCCTCTCCAGTTAGATCATATATAGATTTAAAATCCAAGCTTTCTAATAAAGTATTCATGGTAAAATCTCTACTATAAAGCTCAAGCTTCATAGAATCTAAATCTTTAATCCCCATCTTAGCTAACGCTTTCTCAACACCAGGCGCTACAAAGTTGCTAGAAAAATCTAAATGGATTCCCATAAAATCAATTGATGCATGTCCATCGTCATATGTTCTATAGTTGCTGTTCGGCAAAGACTTATTAACCGCCTCTGCAAAAGCTAGCGAGTCTTTCCCGCCAGTTGTAAGGTCTATGTCGTTTACATCTGCCTTTCCACTGCGCTTTCCTAATATACGGTCTCTTGGAACACCACCAACAATAAACGGCGTGCTTATGTTGGAAGCACGAGCTATATCGTCTATTTTAGATAGTAGATCATCAATTTTCATTGCTTATTCCGTTGGTAACTGCTTTTTAACTTCTCCAACGGGTTTTGCTAACAGCTCGCCTGTCTCTATAGGCTTAACTGCTGGTGCAGCCGGTGGAACTTCTGGTTGAGCTGGCGCTACTGGCATTGGAGCTGGAGCTGGCGCTTCCGGAGCCGCAGGGGCCGGCTTACTAACACCACTACCACGCAACTTCGCAACAATTCCCTCTACCTTATTACTTGCATAACCAAACGACTCAATTAGTTTGGCCTGCGCGTCTGTTAATTCTGGAAAATAACTTGCCATTCCCATCTCATTAAGTAAAATATCTATTCCGGCCAACTCTCTTATCATATCCCTAGACTTTAGAGCCTTACTTATTGCCTCAAGCCTGTTAATAATGTTTTGAACGTTACCTAGCGCACCTTGAGGCGGCAAATCCGGTTCTTTTGACCCGGCAGGAGGCATTGATTCAATTACTTCGGTGCCAGCTGCAGGTTCTTCTGCAAGCTTGTGCAAGAAATCTGCACCCTCATGGAACCCAAACTTGGTAAGTCTATTAGCAGAACGAATTACACAATCCTGTAGAGATGCATACACATCTAGTTTGCTAACGCTTTTCTCTAATTTATATATCTCATCATAAATATCATCTACATTTTGCTTTGGAAGTACATCATTATATTTTTCTACCAAACGCTTGAAGGCACGCAGTCGCCCGCGCATCTTGGTCTTAAAGGCCCTAGCTTTGTCTAGTTCTTGTTCACGTTTTGTTTGTTCGCGCTTTTGTTGGCGGGTAGACATATACATCTTGTCATCTGCTCTGTCCTCTCTCTGAGTCCATGCCTCAGGGATAGCCGGGCCATCAAAAGCCTCTTTGATAAATTTAGCTGTTTTCACGTTGTACTTCTCCGTAGTTCCTTCTTCGTAGTATCGCATCCAGTTGACAAAGCTTTGCTTTTCATCTGCATCCCAATCTGCTGTAAAATGATCTATCGCAGCGTGTCTTCCAATTCCTTCTGAGTGGATTGAGGCATAAATATCTTTTAAAAGGCCAATCCATTTGTCTATATCAAACAATGATTCTCTATTTTCTTTCCCAGAAATATTTGGGTATGCCTTTTTTGATAATCTATCGCATAACCACTTGTGTGTTAAAAGCCTGTAGTCAGTGAGATTATTAAAATTATATTCTCCGCCACCATTATGTGACATCATGTAATGACATAAGTCTTTTTTCTGCCCTGGGCCAATCTTCATACCAAAAGTATCATTCAATATGTCATCAGCGAAGCGCATAATAAAGAAATATACATTGTAATCACTATCGCTGTTTACACCGGCGTCACAAGCACATTGCGCATCATCAACAAGCTCACCTATCATGCACTCTGAAACACCCTTGCGTGTCACATCGAGTAGCTTATCACGCATATAATCGTTTAGCCTTCCGGCTTTGAAAGACTCTATGATTTTATTTGTCATCTTGTCCCTCAACTAATTCAAATTCAGCGTCCTGAAGATCTTCTAGCTTAACTGGTTCTGGAAGTCCTTGTGGGCTGTAAACTGTATTCGCTAAACGCTGGCTAAGCTTTTCCATAAACATCATTGCTCTTTCTGGCTCGAACCCAGCAATACATTCTCGAATCACGTCTTGTATTACGGCTATTTGATCATTAAAAACTGTTATGTTAACATTATGGTCTATAGTTTTGTCTGCCAATCCCTCTACAAATTTTTTGTATTGGCCCAGAAGAGTCATTTGTCTATCCATAAACTGCCGTAGCTCTTTGTCGCCCTTTGATGCTGACTCCTCTCCACTTGCAACCGCATTGAACCAATATTCCATTCTGGTTTCAATTATCTTGTCTAGCTCTAAAATCTTTCGTGCTACGTCCAACTTAGAGTCTACTATCTCACTGATCTTTCTATTATACGCATCCGAGGCGTCAAGTGCCTGTTGCCGGTCTTGTTCTTCTAGCTGTTGCTTTTGAACTCTTCCGACTTCCTGAATATCTTTTAAAACCTTCCCTTCTAGCTGCAAATTGTCCTTTCTAAATTTTTGTAACGTAACGGAAGATAGCCACAAGCTTTTATTGCTAGGATATTTTTCCTTAAGCTTTGCCTCAACGCCACGAACAGAGTCGCCATTACTTAGCATCTCTATTATTTCTTCTTTATCAGGATGTTTTAATATCTTCTTGCTCACAGCTTTAACTCCATATCTTTAGCTCTTTCGAGTATTGCCCAACCTTCACCGAATGTTTCTTTAAGCTGCTTAACATATTCTGGTTCGACTACGCTTAGCATATCAATGCTTTTTAATATTTCGGTCGAGTGTTTTCTAACAGAATCTACATATATACGTATCTGTCCCAGCTCTCCATCAATCTTTTGCATATCATCGCTTCTAGTTGTTTCTTGACCTGGGGAAACTATTAATTCTTCAAGCTGCCTTTTTTCTCTAATGGTTGTCTGAATCTTTGCGCCTAGCATTTGGGCCCGCTCAATTATTAGAGGAATACCTTTTTCAATTTCTTCTTTGCTCACACCAAATCTATTATGGTAGTCTGTCAATATTCCTTTAGCTTCATTAAATTTATCACCCAACTTGTCTAATATTTTCGTTGCTAGCGCTTGATCATTTGGCCTTGAACCATTTATTAGGATATCTAGTGAGCGCACACTATTTGCTAGTCCAGGTATATATTTATGTAACTCACGCAACAGATCTGCATTATCTGGCGATGATTCTAAACCTTTATATACTTCCTTAATACTATCAACCGTGCCGGCAATGTTCTCAGGAATTATATTCTCTTGCATATTCATTGATTCTATATCACCTTCATCAAGAGTTCTAAAACCAGTCTCAGCTAAATCATTTATCTCTTTAATAAATTCCGCTGACATTTCTGGGCTAATTTTTTCGTTTTCGCGAATCTTTTGTGTCAAACTTTCTACAAAACTTTGGACTACTGGCCTTACCGTCGACCCCTCTTTAATGATGTCGTCAAGTTCGGCTGCTTCGCACTTGAGCCCACCAACATCTAAAATGTCAGCAAGCATGATTAACTCATCTAACATCTTATTCATATTAGTTTACCCTATTAGATATGTTTTCTCTGCTGTCAAATATTCTATGAGGAATATCATAGCCAGATGAATCTGGTGTCTGCGCAGCTACTGAGCCGCCTGGATGTTCTTTACCATCATGATCAGACCAGCCGGTTTCCCAATTATATACTTCACGGCACAATGGGCATTGGTAAGTGTTTTCGCCAACTCTACCCATCGACACGCCAATATGCTCAGGGCAATATCTAGTGCTTAACGAGGCTTCCTTCTTATTCTCTTTGCCTTTATTATAGTGCTGTGTGTCTCTCTCTTGGTTCTCATATGTATGAACGTGATGCTTGTCGCGTCCCTCACGATCTACCCGTTCTTGCTTGGTCTTTGGCTCACGAACTTGTAATGAGTGGTGATGCTTGTCATCATATCTCTTGCTTTGTTCTGTGTCGGCCTCACCCTTATACTCTAAGTCTGTAGCATGAACCTCGATAAATTGGTCTACCAAATTTGCTTCGTCAGTAGCTCCGATATCATCTAATCTGTCTGCAAGGTCTGCCAGCTTAGTGAATACTTCTTTACGTGTAGACCATGTGACACCCTTTGCTTTTTCAACTTGTTCAAGAGAGTTGACGGCCTCTTCATCGGTTCCGCCAGGAAGTTCAACGACCTGTTCATTAATAAGCTGCTGAATCTTGGACAGAAGATTCTCTCCTGCCGCTTCTTCTGGGTTTGTTAAAAATAGGTCAAGCTCTTGTTTTATTTCTTCTGGGTTAATGCGATGTGGGCTATCTAGATCTAATGCGCCTGGCTGATGTTCAGGTAGATTCCCAGCTTCCTGTTCCGGTTGGACTCTGTCTTCACTTTCCAAGTCCATCACGCCAGGTAAGTCGGAGTCTACATCGGCTCGCTTTACGGATGCACCCTTATCCATCTCTTCCTGAATCTTAGCCACTTCTTCTTCCGGCATATCGCTCATTTTTTTATAGCCCTTTATATCGAGCCATTTATTTAAGTCTCCTGGCCCAAATATATCCCAGCCCTGACTGGCAAGCTCGACAAGCTTAGATTCTATACCGCTGTCCAAAGATGGACCATCTACTTCTTTTCCTGGCATTACAATATCGCCTTCGCCAATTTGTTCGTCGGGTTTCCCAACATAAACCTTTGTGTCTGGAGAATAGCCCTCTTCTTGTAGTTTCTTTTTAAACTCTTCATCAGGATCTTCTACCATTGTAACCGCCATCTTCTGTAGCATACCGTCTAATGTCGAAGCCTCTTTGTCCCAACCACAAGAATCTAATGCGTCAGTAAGGCTGATAATTTTAGAAGCTACTGCGCCAACAGGAACCGCGCCGCTTGGTGGCCCACCAACAAGATCGCCAACAAATTCTTCTAGCTGGGAAATAAGGTTTTGAACTTTTTCCTTTAAACCTGGGGCATCTTTGTCGGTAGCAATTTCAATTTTTATGCTGTCGAGTTCACTTAATAGTTCCTCAGAGCCCATTTCAACTGGCCCCTCTTCTGAAACGTCAGGCGCAATGCCCATCTCTACAGGCTCTGCTAGCTGTTTAATCATGTCATTAAGCTCAGCCGCATTTTCAGAACGCCCTTCATGTTCTAAACGTACTGCCAGTTTAGCTAGTTCTTTTGTATTTAACGTCATTGTGGCGCTCCTTATGCCATGAATATTTTAGCAGCACTCATTGCCGCCCCACCTTCTTCACTGGGGTTAAGTTTCTCTTTTTCAACTGCGGTCTTGAGTTTGCAATTTCCATCTTCGCCCACAACAACCTTGTGCATTGGAACACCAAAGTGTCCACAACGTGCATAGATCGAACCTTTGCCTGCAGCGATCATCTTAGAGCACTGATGCTGTTCGGCATTTTCTAGGTGTGATTTTTGCATTAGCAAATAGTGATAGTCGGCTACAGCATTTTTAAAAGCTTCTTCTGTAAACTTCTCTTCTATCTGTGCCAGAGCGGCTTCACAAGTGACATAGTCATTTATTGTGGCCGACTTAAGAATTTCATCTTTTAATTCTGGTAGTGTCATATAGGTAAATGCTGAAGAAAATACTGTACTTGATGTTGAAGGAGCTGGAAGACTTATTGCAAAACGCTGTAACTTAGGAGCTGTGAAGTCCTCAATAAGTCCGTCATAAGCAAAATAGCTAGGCACCAATGGAAGGTGCTTATCTTCTGCTACTGCTTGCATTTCTACTGGAACCTCTATTTCAACTGCGCCCTTAGGGGTATTGATGGCCGCTAGATAAACAACCGAATCTCCTCCCTCGCTGCCGAATTTAACCTGGGCATTTTTAAAACCAGCTGCTACTAACTCCCGTGCAACTAACGCTTTACCCTTTTTAATGGCTTCCATTCCAAATGCACTTGCTGCCTCTAATAGGTCATCCTCGAAATCTCTGGACAAATGTGCAAGCTCTGAAGGCATTTCGGCCTCCTGCCTTGTATCAATGTCAGGTTGCGCGGATTCATATTTGCGGTCTACATATAAAGCTGGCGCACTAAACGCCATACCTTCTTCTTTTTCTCCAAACAGTCCGTCAAACTCTTTGGCCAAGTCGTCGTCTTCTGCAGATGCAGTTTTAACCTGTCCTGTTATAATTCCAACTGCCGCCAATACATCATGCGCTTTGGGAACGCTGAAGTTTTCTTGTTCTGTCTTTTTGTCAACAAAGTAGCTCAGATTAGATGCCGTAAGCTCTTCAAGGTGGTCGTCAGCCACGAAGGTGCTCGGGAATAGTACGCGCTCATTGCGTACTTCGGTCGGGATTGCCACTGTCACTCGACCTTTTCGAGTCTCAAAATGTGATGCATACACAATAACATTTTGGTCACCGCCCATTACTTCTACGTTAGGTGTCTCTACACCAAGGGCTCGCAACTCAGCAGAAACAAACTCAGTGCCTTTCTTAGCTATCCTATCATCAAATGCCTTAACGGCATCAATGCTGCCACCAAATGCAGCAGATATCGCATTGGTTAGGTTTTTATCCACAAAGTCATCGGTGTTAAGTCCTGATGTCTCGGCATCAATACGGTTCATGCGAGTGTAATTCGCACTGCTTGTACTGGTGTCTGGCCGGTCATCTTTCAAAAGGTGACCAAGCACATCTCGAAACTTAGTTTCGCCAAGGCGCACAAAGTGATTATATACCTCAGACATAGTAGCCTGATTAATCGTTGCCCCTTGAGATGCCCGTTCTGCCATTTTTTCAATGGTGAAGGCTACCTGTCGTATCACAGGGTCCTCTGGATAGCGCTCGTAGGCTGCCCGTGTGACATTACAGACATCCTCAAGCATGAATTCTTGCCCGCTCGTTTTAGAATCGAGTGTTTCTTGAGCGATTCGAGCAAGGTCGCCAATATTAAAATTGTTAGTCATGGTCGTCCTCCAGTTATGACAACTCGGGAAACTGTTCTAACAATAGTTTCCGCTTAGCTTCCGGCTGAGATTTTATGAGCTTTTTGACAAATTCTTGATCTGAGCTTAATTTTTCAATTAATACTTCCTGAAAGGCGGGTGCATCATCCTTGGTAAATCCATATTCTTTAGATGCAAAGCGTTGAATTGGAGAGTCTTTGTACATTAAAGTAACATTCTCTCCCTGGCGGTCGACAAGAGCCTCCCAATGGCTCTTAACTTCCAATGTTTCTGGCTCACTCTCATCATAACGTGCAACTAAAAATTGTTGCCCGTCATCACTTTCCTCTAAAATCCACAAAGATTCTACAGGAGAAGAGTTGAGTTGAAACACGTCAAATGCGACCTTTCTGAACAAATGTTTGTTCGGTTCGTACGGAATTATGCTGGTGTCGGGAGTTACATCACCGGCTAATTTGGTCCAATCTAGAGTTTCCATTTAACAGCTCCTATTAGGGTTTTGACAATAGGGGCGATCTAGGTAGATCACTCCTAACATTATTAAAGTAAATTATTGATAGAAAGCAAGGTTTTATGGGAGGGTGCACTGTTTTTTATACAGCGACTGTATAGGCGGGAGTTTTGGGTAGTAGTTTTTCAAAAAAATGTAAGGAATACGGGAATTTAGCCGTTTTACAAGCACAAAAAGCCAGACAGCGGTGGGAAACCGCCGTCTGGCTAATAAACATTGTGTTAAGTAATGTTAGTCCTTATTTTTCTTAGATGGAATTAAAAATGTAATTAGATTCCTTCCCTCAAATTTGGGTTCTCTGTCTGCATCAGCGAGACCAGACTCAATTAGTGGCGCAATCAGATCCTTCATCTTCTG